ATCTGAATATGTGAATGTGATACATATGCGAATGTTTGAATGTACATACTTTTCGGAATTGAACGCCCGTTCACCAAAATGTTATAATATAACACATTCACACATGCGAATATTATCGTGTATTGTATAATATATTCATATATTACAATATGTTAATACGACAATACATTCAAATTCTTGAATATGTCTGATAGTATTCAACTTCTTGAATGTGTTACGGGGGGTATGGGGCATGGGGGTGTGCGTAGATAGTATATATGCCCAATGACAGAGAGGTGATTTTTTAGTTTGGTAACTTTTTTGTAACAAACTGTAACATTTAGTAACATCTTTTTGTGATCACATCGTGTTATCCATAATATTTTGTGATCACAAATTAAAAATAAATAAAAATAAAAATATTTTAACTTACCCCTTGACGGCGGGGCATAGAGTATTATATAATACATAATGTAATTATACTTAAAGTAACTCTATGTTACCTAAAGTAACTTAAAGTTTCTATTATCTCTTATATATTTAATAGTTATTAAATACTTTAAGTATACTTTAAGTACCATTTTTGGACGATCAAAGTTTTTTCTGTCGTCCCAACATTAAATGTTGACTTCGAAATTTCTAAAGGTATAACTATATGCAAAGACGAAACATATATTCTTCTGATAAAGTCCTTGAAGAGTTCTATAAAGCTCTTGCAAGTAGAGATGAAGGTAGACTACGTAGGGTACACATACCAAGATCTGATGTATTCTACGTAAGAGAAGCTATTTTTCAAGATACTGGTGTAAAATATTCTTTAGATAGAGTAGAAAGAGCTATGTACCTTGAAGGTATGCTAAATAAACACGATGTTTTTGAACCAGAACGAAAAAGAGAGTGGGAATAGATGGTGGTAGACTTTGATATTGACGGTGACGGCAAGATTACACCCGAAGAAGTAGCTATGAAAGAACGTATGCTGGAGATTGAGCTACGTGAAGAGAAGGCTGAGTCACAAAAGTTTATGGCTTGGGTAGCTATGGGCATGATGATCATCTTTACTATCTTCTTATTCACTCCTATGATGTCTGATTCTAGAGTAAATGCACTTGCAGACCTACTTGGCTTGTTTTATATTGCCCAAACTGGCGTAGTAGCTGCTTATATGGGTGCTACAGCGTACATGGCAGGTAAACCGATGGGTAATAAAGTGGCAATGTCAAAGGATATGAGATAATGGCGTTTAATCTTTCACAAAGATCCTTAAATAAACTAGATGGTGTACATCCAGACATGGTATCAGTGGTAAAAAGAGCCATTGAACTAACTGATGTGGACTTTGGAGTTACATACGGTGTACGTACTCTTGCAGAACAAGAGGAATTGTACAACTCTGGACGTTCTCAAACCATGAAATCTAAGCATTTGATTCAAGGTGACGGATATTCTCATGCTGTAGACCTTGTAGCTTACTTTGGCTCTAATGTTTCTTGGGAGTTAAATGTCTACGATAATATTTGTGATGCTATGGCTGCGGCGGCTAGGGAAGTCGGCTGCGCAATCAAGTGGGGAGCTGCCTGGTCAGAAGGTGACATCAGATCCTACCCAGGAACAGCAGAAGATGCAATGAATGCGTACATTGATTTGAGACGTTCTCAGGGACGTAGACCGTTTATTGATGCACCACACTTTGAATTGATGAGCTAATGCGTTGGTTAGTTCTATTCCTATTTCTTTCTGGATGTGGCTTAACATCTATACTTCCATTTGGTGGATCTGGTGGACCTACAGTTAATAGTAATGCCCAGATAGGTAAAGAAAACAGACAAGCGGTTATGTCTGTAGAACAAAAAGAAGAAGTAACTGCTGGTAGGGATGTAGTTCAAACTGAAATAATAAAAGAGGTAGAGACTGGAAAAGTGGAAAACCTAGATATCACAAACACAAATATCCCACCGTGGGTTATCTTATTACTTATTTTAGGCTGGTTATTGCCTACTCCTACAGAAATAGCTAGATCTATTACAGATTTTGTGTTAAGATTATTTGGACGTAAAGATAATCCTAAGTACGATAGATATAGATAAAGGAGTAGGGGTAAGATAGTGAACGTCCCATGTTCCCCCTAATTATTATATGAGAAACTACAAAAACGAATACGCAAAATATCAAGGCTCACCAGCTCAGAAAAAGAAACGTGCTTCTAGAAATGCTGCACGTAATGCTCTGAAAAAAGTTGGAGTAGTTAAAAAAGGTGATGGCAAGGATGTCAATCACCGTAATGGCAACCCTATGGATAATCGGGCAAAGAATCTACAAGTAACCACTAAACGTGCTAATAGATCTTTCCCTAGAAACAGCAGAGCAGGAAAACGGTAATGTCTATACCTGAGCGAGTAAAAAACAAAATGAAAGAGGTGGGTCTTAAGGCTGTAAACAAACCTCAGAGATTAAATGACGATAGTGGTAAATCTCACCACGTAATGGCATCAGAAAATGGTAAATACAAATATATCAAGTTTGGTCAAAAAGGCGTTAAAACGAATCAAACTGCAGGACAGCGTGAAGCGTTTAAGTCTCGCCATGCAAAAAATATTAAAAAGGGTAAAATGTCTGCGGCGTACTGGGCGGATAAAGTAAAGTGGAGTCCCTCTAAAACAAAATCCCCATCTAAGAAATGGGTCAAAGGTTCTTAATTAGGAGTTTATAGGAATGAAAAAATTGGTATTGGCAACTGTGGTTGCACTTACGGCAACTACAGCATCTGCTATTGATGTAGACCTTCTAGGTCAAACTATCTCTGTTGGAGCAGAGTCTGACATTAACTATGTTACAGGTATTGAAGAGTGGGAATGGACTGCAACACCATATGCAGCGTTTACAACTTCAGTAGGTGTGACACTTTCTGCAGAGACAGAAATTGATATGCGTGGGCTAGACCAAGATGAAATTTTTAAGGGTATAGACTACGCTGCAGAATATGGAGTAAACGGAGTAACTTTGTACACTGAGATTTCATCAGACCGTGATTGGGAATTTGGTGATATTACAGTTGGTGCCAAAGTTAAGTTTTAAAAATGTGGATAGCTATTATGCTAGTTTGTTTTGACCCATCTGCTTTATCCTGTGAAGTAAGGGCTAAACCAGAAGCTTTTTATAGTGAGAAGGCATGTAGGGAAGAAGCAGAAGCTGTAGCTGCAAGTATGCTAAAAAGAAATGTCTATGCTGTACCAGCATGTTTTGAAGTGGGGATAAGTTCGTAATGCCGTATAAATCCAAAGCACAACAAGCCGCAATAGCTATTTCTAAAAAGAAAGCTGCAGCTAAGAAAAAACGTACAGGTATGTCTAAAGGCGGAGATACTATTAATGCTGCTGGTAACTACACGAAACCTGGAATGCGCCGTAAGCTTGTACAACAAGTCAAGGCGGGTTCAAAAGGTGGCAAGCCTGGACAATGGTCTGCGAGAAAAGCCCAGATGGTTGCAAAACAATACAAAGCAAAAGGCGGGGGCTACAAATCATGAAGGCTCCCCAAAAATCATTAAAAAATTGGACAAAGCAGAAGTGGCGCACAAAGAGTGGCAAGCCTAGTGGTAAGACTGGAGAACGGTACTTACCCGAGGCTGCAATTAAGTCTTTGTCGTCTGCAGAGTATGCAGCTACCACTAAAGCAAAACGTGAAGGAACTAAGGCTGGCAAACAGTTTGTAAAACAGCCTAAGAGTATAGCAAAGAAAACAGCAAAATTTAGAGCAGCAGAGGGCGGTATGGCTAAAAAACCAATGAATCCAGGGATGAAAGCCCTGAAGAAAGCAGCACCAGAAGTAGCCAAAAAGATGGGTTATAAAGGTGGAGGACAAGCAATGCATCGTATGCCAGATGGTACTATGATGAAAGGTGCAAAGCACGGATATAAACACGGTGGGTTAGTACACAAAACTGGAACACTTAACACTGGTATTAAGAAGTGTGGAGAATAAATAATGGCTGAGAAAAAGGAAAATAAACCTGCAGTAACTAAACGTATGCATACCCAAGAGGCTGCAGAATATTCACTTGCTACTTCTCCACGATTCAAAAAGATTGCTATGAAGGTAGAAAAGAAAGAGCTTACTCTCTCAGAAGCCCTAGATATGTTAGTTCCTAAAGACCTAAAAGGCGAAGAACTCAGAAAGGTAAGAAAGGAAATTGCTGGTGCTATTGGCACTCAAAATGCAAGGCGATTTACAACAAATTCACGACAACGAGCTAGTGAAAATGTAAATCGACCAGGCGGTGAGTACGAAAAGAAACAGTCACGTAAACCTGGTATGTCTAAGGGTGGTATGACTGACTACCGTAAATCTGGCATGTTCTATGGCGGAATGGCTAAAAAGAGGTAATTATGAAATTAGAAGGTGACAAGGTTGTAAGTAGAATGGGTGACGTACTTGCCGAAAAAATTAACGGTGAGTGGGAAACTAAAAATCCAGAGGTTCTTACATTTATTGAAGAAAACGAGGGTACAAAGAAAAAAGTACGTGCTCGTAATAAAGATGGACATTTTATTGCAGATGACCCATCAACCCCAGAAAACGAGGCTTGGACTACTAAAGTAGTTAAAAAAGTAACTCGTAAGAAAAAATAACTTACTCAAACACAGGAGACACACACATGAGTAATCCATATCAAATCCGTACAGATTTACTATCTATGTCAAAAGAAATGCTAGACAAAGCATATGATACACAGATGCAACTAGCAAACGCAGTTATGGATCAGTATAAAGATAATGCAGAGCTTGCATTAGACGCATGGAAACGTTACATTCCAAAAATGTACACCCCAGAAGAAGTAAAAGCTCAAGCTGAAAAGCTTTACGAGTTTGTTACAGAAAAAGGCGAAAAGTAAATGACTTTAGTTACGCAGGGTAAAGCATCACGTAAACGTTCTGTGTGGGGCCACAATACAGGAACTACAACAGAAGACGTATATACTTGCCCTGCCAACTGTTCAGCAGAGTTAGTATATCTTATTGTTAATAACTCAGGTGGTTCTACTAACTCTATTAGTGTTAAATGGTATGACACGTCTGAAACTTATGCTTCTAGTTTTGTAGAAGGTAAAAGTTTAGGTGGTGGTGACTTTTTAGAGTTTCAAGGTATAGAGCTTGTTTTAGAACCAGGAGATAAGATTCAGATTACACCTTCATCTGCAGGACATATAGATAGTATTGTTACCGTAGTGGAAACATTTGTTCCTGTCGGTTAACGGGGTTGCAATTTTTATAATAGTATAGTATAACTATATGTGTATAACTAGTCTCTGTAAGCTGCAATGCAGCATAATTATGGAGACACACAATGAGAAAGTTTTTTGAAAGATTAATCGAAGCACGTCAACGTCAGGCTAATGCACGTATTGCAGAAATGCATTTGTGGAGAATGTCAGATCGTGAACTAAATGATTTAGGTATCGGACGTGGTGATATTAAAAGAATAGCATACGAAGGTGTAAAGTGAGTTCTTTGGGAGGAGACTCGTGGACCCAGTAACAATAATCAGTGGGGCTACGGTTGCCTTCAACGCACTTAAAAAAGGTTTTGCTATTGGCAAAGACCTGCAGGACATGTCGAGCCAGCTTACTAAATGGGCTGGCCACATGTCTGACTTAGGTCAAGCTGAGAAGCAAGTAAAGAATCCTCCGTGGTGGAAAACACTGGGTGGTTCTGTAGAAGCCGAAGCTATGGAAGTATTTGCAGCTAAACGTAAAGCTGAACAAATGCGGAAAGAGCTGAAGGATTACATTAGCTTTACTATGGGGCCATCTGCTTGGGATGAACTTGTAGCTACAGAAGCTAAAATAAGAAAACAAAAGAAAGAGCAAGAATACCGTAAGGCTGAGATGCAAGAAGCTATAATTACTTGGACTATCTCAGGTTTACTTTTAACTGTAGGATTTGGTATTTTTGGCTTTATATTATATATGGTGACATAATGGCTAGAAACCTAACAGAAAAACAACAGAAGTTCCTTGACGTATTGTTTGAGGAAGCTGGGGGCAACCTAGTAAAAGCTAAGAAGCTTGCTGGGTACGCTGATGCTGTTACTTCTAGACAAGTAGCAGAACCACTTGCAGATGA